GCGAACCAGAATGCAGCAGAGCATAATGTAGAAGCCAAACAGCTATCAGATGGGTCTTACCGCTTTGTCTGCACCACCTCAAAGCGACGTCATTTTGCTTTTCTAAGAGCTCAGCTGCTTCTAACTGATATTTGGTCAGGTTTAAACCAAGCATTTTTTGACAGAACTGAATGAAGTCTCTTGGAATTTCCGTTTCTTTGGCCTTCTGTTGTTCACGCCAGTCGCTTTCAAGCTGTTTGGCTTTGGTTAGAATCCCCTTTAGCTTCACGAATCATGCGCTCCAAATTTTCAAGATATCCCATGGCTTCGGCTTCATCGTAGCTTTCAGCCACGCTGTTCATGACTTGGCTCAAATAGGCCATGACGCGAACCCAAATCTGAGCCTGCTTAGGCTTTGTTTCTGGATTAGTGGCAGCATTTTTGGCAATGTCAAACATTACTTCCAATTCACTCAGCAGCTTAGAGCGAAGCTGTTGCGTGTCTTTCTCAACCTGTTTCCTTACTCTTCGAGCCTTTCGCAGAAAATTGTTGAAGCGATACCCCTCTATCGTTCTGTCGACCCCCCTACGTTTTTTGCGTTAAGAAAATGCCCGTTATGTTGCCTATCAAACCCGCAATGACTGCAAAGATTTCTGGATTCCATTCGCCCAAAACAATGAGGTGCACTGCTTCGAGTATGGTTAGGCATGCTGTCATACCGAGGCTGAAGTAAACTGCATAAAGAAGCCTTTCGCTTGGCGGAACCACTATGGTTTGTTGTCTGCCTTTTGGTCCTTTTCGGGTAAGTTTTTTGGTTAGGGCTCTTCTAATCCAACTCATGGTTTTGTGTCCTCTTTTGGAAAATTCTTCTACGTCTTCTACGAGTGGACGGCCCAGAAAGGATGCTTTTGAGAATTATATCCGCTTCTTGTTGTGTTAGGAAGGCTTTCTTTATTATCTCCACTTTTCGGAACCATGTTTGCGGAATGGCTGTGTAATCCTCATCGCGTAATTCATAGTTGTAAGCGAAGTCATTCTGTGCCAGAATCGCATGTTTAGGCTCTCCGACAGAGCCCACATAGATGCCTACGCTTTTGACTGGAACTGGGATGCCCGCTGTGGTAAAACTGCTACCGATGGAGGCGTCGTTCCAATGAATGCAGACAAGGTCTCCCGGTTCAAGCTTCTCTATTTCCTTTAGAATCTGTTTGTTCATCCGTACTTTTCCTACTGCTTTACGTCTGCTTATAGGAAACTGATTCTTGGGGATTTCTTTGTCCATATTTTAGCCTCTGTTATTCTGCTTCTTTGTAGTAGCTCACGCCCATCAGCATGGCATTTGCGATGGCTTCAACGATGATGATGACTGTTAAGTCGCCTTGAGCCAAAATGACGGTGCATGCCGTTTGGATTCCTTTGGCAATTGCCAGAGCAATCGCCAGTTTGGGTTTGAACTTGAATCCCGTTAGTCCTCACCTCCTTGCGGTTTCTTGAAACGAGCCTTCCATAACGCCTCCAAAACCTGTTGCGTTTCCTCTGTTTCAGTCAATTCCCAGCCAAATTTCACAGCATTCTTACGGAATTCTGTTGGCGTTATGGCTCCAAGCTCAAACGCTTTGAGCAGATCTGCTGTTACAAGCTCAGGAGTCTTGGGACTGCCCCAGTTTAGACGAATCTGAGCCTCTGCCGGGTTGAAGCCTTCTTGGGCCAAAACAACATCAAAAATGTCCCGTTCAACTTGTCGCTTGATGTAGCGTTGGATGGGGTTGATTAACATGTTTTGGAGGTCTAAGGCTGCGCGGGCTGACGCCTCTGTAAAGCCTGGTGTGCTGAATAAGCGTGGCAAGGGTGTTTCGCATCCAAGGTAGAACTGGTTTATGATGTGGTCTATGTAATACTCAAAGCGGGCTCTTGGGTCAAGCATCACTGGTTTTATGTCGCCTTTACCGCTGTAGAAGAGCCAAGCGCCTTCTTCTGGGCGGTTTTTTATGACGCTTTCAAATTTTTGGATTGTTTCATCGTTAGCCTTTTCAAGCAAAGCTAAAACGTCTGGTCCCGCGTATTTCTCAAATATTTTTGGCATTATGCGTTCGATTTTAGCCTTCATCCATGCATAGCTGGGTCTTTTGTTGCTGTTGAAGACAAGCGTGTGGAGCAATACTTGTAGGATACCAGTTCCAAATCCAGACGTGCCTACACAGTTGATTTTCCAGTGAATGAGAACTTCAGGCTTGAGGTTTTCTCCACCGTACTTGTGTGCGAGTTTGTAGCCTTCTGTTTTGTAGGGAATTTTGAGTTTTTCTTCACTAAAGAAGCTATATTCGATTTTGTCAATGGCGTCTATGTGTAACCTTTTCAGTTCTTTCAAATTTTCAGGCGTAATCTTTAGCCAAAAATCGTTCCCGGAGGCTATCAAGACACGGGCCATATCGTTGAGTAAAGCGTCAAGGTTAACTTCTTCATTAAACCCGTCAACAACTCTTTTAGCCTGTTCATCATTTGCAGTTGTGTAAAAGCCCATGCCCACAGCGGTAGCAGCTAAAAGGTCAACACTCGCCTTACATGTGGGGTCCCTTTCATAAAGCTTCAAAATATCAGAGAGAGGAATTTCTGGAGTTTCAAAAACCACTTGGCTGTTTGGATACGCATAACCTGAACGTGTACGTTTCGCGAAAGCCTCTGCTAAACGCTTCAGAATACTCAAATCTGCAAACCTTCCAAAAGTTTTTTACCCTTTTCTGTTATCATATATGGAGCACGATGCTTTTGCTCGCTCTTTTGCACGTAGCCATTCTGCACAAGGTATTGGAACATGCCTTCAAAAGTAGCGTGAGTGGCATGAATGTCAAGCTTTCTAATAATTTTCTTCTCAAGCTCGGTTCTGCATAGAGACTGTATGCTAAGCTCTTTCAACACGGTTTTTGCAAGATGCAATCTTTCATTCAAACTTCTCATACGCAAACAATCTCCACGGGTTTTTGAGTTGAATAAAAAGGGGGCGAATGGCTTCTGCACACCATCAGAATCTGCAGGTCACGTTTGCCATCTAAGCCATAAGTGTTAGGCGTCAGGTCTGGACTGAAAGGCGTCATTTTAGCGCCACAGAGAGGACAGTACTCCCAGCAATCACAGACAACAATGCCGCCTTTGCGGTGTGAATAGTGAACTTTTCGACACTTGGGGCATTTTCCTTCAAATTTCGCCAATTTCTAGTCTAACCTTGGATAGCTTACAGGCTTGTGCTTATGTTAGTCATTTTTGCGACTGCTTTACTCCGTAAGACGCCTAAGCCGAAGCGTGTAGTAGCTCTGACACCGAACTCGCCGGTTTTTGGGTCTTCCCAGTCCTCAACTGTTACGTCTCTGCGAAGGAGCATGATCGCGGCCACTCGAGTGTCAATTGCGTAGGCCACTCCATTGGTACATAGTGTGCTGGCTTGCACTTTCATGCCCAAAACGCTTGTTACGATGCCTTGTTCTAAATCTGTTTGTCCTGAGGGCAAGTATTGAGCGTGGATGAATTTGTCATCGTTTAACAATTGATGCAGTTGTGTTTCGTGCACCACAAGCACTGTGGGACGCAAGTTTTCGCCACGGACAGCGTTATGAAGTTTAAGGAGACCTGCCCAGCTTAGGGCAGCAGCGCCACCAGCAATGGGTGCGCCACCAGCCAAATCAGCGTCTGCAATGGCTCCGTAAAGCGCGAGTATTTTGCCTGTTTCGTTTTCGCCCAAGATTCTGCCAACCTTTTCAACCATGTTATCCATCACGTTCCACGTGGCGTCTTCCACGAACTCACGAGTCCATTCCTCGCTTGCCTCTGCAAGCTGGTTGGTTTGAATGTCAACAGTGCTATGCTTTTTACCGCTAAGCCTCGTAGTTGCGCCTTCCGCATATGAATAAGCAACAGCCTTTTCATCAAGCGGAAAACGCTCTAAAGTCTCGGTTGTCGGGCGGACATTTATGATGTTTCTTCCAATAAGCTCTGGATAAGCTGCCTCCACAAGCGTGTCATGCATACGCCCAAGCGCGCCAACCATGTCACTGAACAATCCTTCTTTGACGCCCACTTCGCAATAGCGCTTGACAAACGGATGCGTAGCTGCCTTTTCTTTTAATTTTTCGTAAAACTGCTTATGCTCGCTGTCCTTCGCCATCAAGCTTTCAAAAAGTTTAGGCTTCATGGTAGATCACTTGTCCACATAAATGAAGAGAAGATCGTCTGCATTTGATGTCGTTTCTAATGCCCATCCTAGCTTTTTTGCCCATGATATCGTAGCTGAACCACCTTCGTTGATGTCGGCTAATGCGACCACACGTTTTGAAGCGTCTGCACCGTAAACGGCTTTGCCTCTGGTTATGGCTCCGCCAGCCTTGACTTTCACTCTGCCTTTAATGAGAACAGGACATATGGCGCCGGAAGCAACTGTCTTTGTTGCTATTCCAATGCAGTCTTGAGCAGTTGCTGCAGGACTAACTGTGTCATCTGCGGAAAGATAAACAGGGTCACCCTTTGTTATGGCTGCTCCAGCCACAAAGCTTTCAATGACAGCGTTCGGATCGTCTGTTTCACCTATCGCCATCCAAGTTTTACCAGAAACGTCAGCCATTAGACATCACTCCAAAGAGTTATTTCGCTTTCAGCGAGTTCGTCCTCGCCTACTTGCGGTCACACGAGATGACTGTGAAGATTTAGCGACCTTAGTCTGAAGCTCTTTCACAGCTTTAAGATGTTCAGAAATTACGGCGTCAGCTATCTCATCTACTAATGTCGGACTCAAAGGCGGACTATACCTCTCCAAAATCCCCTTTATAGTGTCCTTATCCACTTTTCGCAGCCTCCTTAAGTTTCAAAATGACACCACGGATCTCCTGACAGAACCGTTGAGGACCAAAGCCCCAACTCCGTTCAACACCAGCCGGCGGTAGTGCGCTCTCGATCAAAGCGATAGCATCTTTAACTGGAACCACAGCCTCTTTCGGAGGCGAATCTTTCAAAAGCTTCTCCGCAAGATTGTTTGGGCATTGCTTAGGCTTCTTTTCTGTCGATTGTCCAGGTTCTTCTCCGCAAAACTCGCTAACGATATCAGATTCCTTCGCATGTGCGCATAGATGTCTTTTCGCTTCAGCTTGTAGACTGGCTGGTTCAATTTGATTCATACGCGCTAGGGCATTGCGTAGGTGTGGAAGATCAAGACTTCCATCTGCATTATGATGAGGCAGATGACGTAGCGACCTAGGCACTGTTTTGCCCTGATCATCCTTCTTTCCACCCTCGCCAATCACAGCAAAAGCTGAATCAGGCAAGTTATTAATGTACTCTGTGGTCCACTCAGTCTCCAACAGTTTCCTAGCGTCCGCAATGGGCTTACCCTCGTTAATCATCGCCTCGACAATCTGCTGAACCTCAACAGGATACTTCAGCGATTCAGCCTTCACAGCAACAATCTCAGCAGCCCTCTTTGTTTCATCAGCCCTCTTCTGCTCTTCCAAAGCAGCTTTCACTTGCTCCCCAACAAGCCTTTTCAATTCTTCTTCATTCATGTTTTCAATCCCTCTCGGCGTGTTCTGGCTTGCAGAAACACTTGCCGGGACCATATAGTCTGGATGAAGGCTAAGCCAATCCCGAACACTATTCGGCTGCCACTTAGCCTTACTAAACAAAATAGCCTGACACAATTCACGCGCAGGATCCACTCGAGACTTAGCCATAACCGCTAAAACACCGTTGGGCTGGTCAATCCAAACCGTGCGAAAATGCTCAGGCATGAATAAGGCCGGGTCTTGGACATAACCCAGATAATATTCGCCAGCAACAATAGGCTCAAAACCCTGTTGCTCTCTCATTTTCTTCCTTCGCTCGAGCAGCTCCTTTCGCTTCGCCTCAACAATGGGAAGGTTTTCAAAACATTCAGAACAGCAGCCAAGCCAAAACTCCACCGCATTCTTCCCACAGAAAACGCAAAACTCCTGCTGTTCCTTAGCCCTCTGGAGACTCTCCAAAATCTGCACATTAGTTTCTGGGATACCTGGTACCGCTACAAGGCTTAACTCGGCATTGTGCAACCCATGCGGAAGCTTGCCATCTACAACGTCAATCGCTTCATAATCCGCGCCCACACTGACGTGCTGCACAAGGCCCTTACGGATCTTCTCCGCAGTATCCTCATCATAAATTTCAGCTTCATACCAAAGGTTCTCTCCATCCCACTCGGTTTTAGTGACTTTTCCAACAGCGTTAGGCACAGCAACATGTTCAATATACACCGGCGCAGAAACAAGCTTCGAAGCGAAGGCCTGCAGCTCCTCAGACGTGTAAATATTAAAGTTTCTACTCATGCCCGCAGTCATGGCCACGCCGCGAATCTTCAAGGGCTTATCAACAATCTTTTCGAGAATTTTAAAGGGCAAGATGGCTGAAACGTGCTCGTGTAACTTAACCTTCTCTTGGTCCTTGTGTTGTTCAAACCAAGCCTTAGCCTTATCAACAGTCCAGCCTTTGCTCTTGTCAAAAAGGTAGCTTTGAACTTCAGTTGTATCCTTGCCCTTTGGCTTGCCAATAACCGCCTTAATGCCTTCCTCTTCGGAAATAGTTATCGTACGAAGAGAATCACTCTGAAAATCGTCTGGACTACGATGACCACTACGGATAAACTGATCAGTTTCCTCCCAGGGCATGCTAAAGGCTCACACATGTGGGTCAGCCCGGAGAAAACAGCAAACCACAGTTTCGGCAGCCTGGGGAGGCTGAGGCTCGCTGCTTTCCCCAGACTGCCAAGTAGACAGTATAGTAATAGCCAAGATTCAACATAAAAGACTTACGATTGTCCAGACTTTGAAAGGACCTCTGAAACTTTCTGCTGCAACGCGTCTAGGTGATTTTTATGGTCGTAAATCCAATGGTTGTCTTTGAAAAGTGGAGGCCAAATCGTTTGTCGGATTCTCACCCTCAAATCCTGTATAGCATATTCATAACTGCGTACAAGTTTCATTTTCGCCATTTTAGATAAAGTGTCAATGACTTTTCGAAATTCCTCATGTGGAAGAAACACTTCGACTATGAGACCATTTTCTCCATACATCTTGCCTAGGGTGATAGCGAAAAATTTGTTAAGCAAAGACCTTGTAAATCTGGCAAATGTTTCATAATTATGAAAAGTTATTGTAAAATAAGCCATAAAATAATGAGGGTCACCATATCGCATTACAAAAATTTCATAACCCTCAATAAGGTTTTTTCCTATCAAATGCTTTTGACAATGAAATCGCGCCAGCTGGGGACTAATCCCCAAACTTTTAGATATTTCCTTCATGCTTGTAGTTGCGTCTGCTTCTAGTAGTTCGAGCATTTTAACATCCGTTTCATCTGCATAATTACAATAAGTTTCAGGGTCCACCAACGTATAAGGCAGTTCAGTTGTTTGTGTCTGCACCTCCTTTATCCAATTATCCCACTGGAAGACCCAGTTTTCTTGACAATCGTCAAACCATTCAGAGGTTATTCGCCCACTTTGAAAACAGGTGGACCAAACAATCTGCGCACTCTTAGCTACACCTAAACGCTTTATTTCATGTATAAACTCTTCAAACTCCATGCAATGTTCTGTGGGAATAGCATAGACAGCTGTGCAACCTTCACCCCTTCCGTAAGATCTGCAGACATAAATCCAAAAGCCATTAATCAACAAGCAATCGAAAAGAAGCCGCTCCATCCCCGGCTCAGCTTCCACAAAAACAACGCACTTCCTTAAACCAAGGTTTGTGTGATAAACAGAAGTGTGCATTCTCAAAAAAAATTGGGGATCTGACTGCATACGTTTTATTCGAAGCATTAATGTCTTGCGAGATATTCCAGTGATTCTGGCAACTTTTGAAAGGTTACGTGGACCAATGTCACGTAACGCTTGAAGCATTTTGATGTCAATAGCTGTCAACAGTTTAGACAATACCTTTCCCCTATACTTAACTGGTCCACTACACATTGTGTCTTATTCTTGCTCTTATTTTTTATCCAGGCCCTCCAGGAGTATCAATTATTATTGGATCAACTGTCGTCTCATTGTCTATTTGTAAGACGCCTTGATGCTCAATAGAATCATCAACAGTCTTTTCATATATTTGTCTGCTTGAAATCTCGAAAACAAAGGATGTTGCAGTGGCAGCGAAAATAACCAGAAATATTAGGAGAGCAGCTTGCAACTTCATAGATCTCACCTCCTTTTTACTTTTGGACCATAAAACTAGTGGAAATGGTCCAAAAAGAAACTTTCGGTGTAGTTAAAAAGACATACACTTTTTACTTTTGACCCTAAAACGGGTAGAAAAGGGACCAAAAGTAAAATAAGCAAAGTAAACCCTATAATGCGTTTTAATCGGAGTCGGATGCTTATGTTGCCTGAAAAGAAAAAAATCGTTGCCACCGGAATTTTAACCTGCAACGTGATTGTAATAAATGATCATACAATTGAATGGCTAGAAGCCAAAGACTTCAATCTGGCGGCTCTCGCTTATGGTGTCGGAATCAACCGTGAACATAAAGTCAAAGCAACCATAACCATAGAACTTGTAGAAGAGCCTTGCATGATATGCGGAAAACCAACAACAGGAGACAAAATATGCCAAAACTGCGGAAAACCAATATGCGATGAATGCGCAAAAACAGAAAACCCAGAACGATACTGCCCAATATGCCAAATAGCAAAACAATCAGAACAGCCAATCAACCTATAACCTCTTCACTAACCTCTTTTTCTGTTTTGCCCCAAACCTCGTAAGTGAAACTTGTTAAAGCCCAACATCTACATTTTCAGTTTCAATCTCATTCGTCTTAGCACTCCAATTGCGGAGCATAAAATCGCTTAAAGCCCAGTTTCTACCAACCTTTTCGGCTACTCTCTCGCCAATTTCATTCTGCATCTGCTTGTTCATGCGTTTAATCCTACGAGTAATATGATGATATTTCAAACCGCAGCCTTTCACACGAGCATGAATCTCTTTAGGCGACAAACCATTTGCCCCAGCTGCATGGAGCACATCCAAAATAGCCCCGTCTCGACTATCTTGGCAAACCATATCAATGAGGTATTGGGAATCAAAATTCACAAGGTGCCTCAGCCCATAAGTAAGGCCTTTTAGCATACGTTTGATCTCGCGGTTCTCTTCGGCGTTGCGGCGGATAAGTGTTCGTATCCATTTGTATTTACCGTATTTTTGCTCTGGAGTACGTCGCCTTTTAACATTACTCGCAGTATCAACTGTCAAAAACTCAACAAACCCTCCGGAGAGCATGTATTGAATGTAGCGAATGTTGAGATGTTAACCTAGCCCAATTAGCTTCACAAATATGCAGTCTTACGACAACCGCAGAAAACAAACCGTTCAACAAAACAGCCATAAATTAAGCCTCCCAAAACAACATTCAAAACCACATTTAACAGCCAAACATTCCAAAAAAACATTACTACGAGGATACTCGGGGTGTACTCGTAGTAAATCATCTAAGTTGGCGGGTCCGCTGGGATTTGAACCCAGTTGGCTGTAAACATTTGTTTTACTGTGTTGTTCTTCCATTTACATCGTACTCGCTTAATCTTTCAGACAAAATGTAAAAACGCGGAACTGTACGTTGTGGATTAGCGATAACTTTGCCTTTTCGTTTCAATCTGAGCACGATTCGGCGGAAAGCGTCATGTTTAAGCTCCAAAAAGTCGCGAAAACAAAATTCACGGTTCAGCTCCCACGCCTTCTCTAGGACATACGCCTCAAAAAGCATACTACTAAATGTTCTCCGAAACTCGGGTTTCACACAATCAAGACTGTAAGGCTCGCGTCTTGGCTTAACTACTTGGTATTGAAAAACGTTATTCTGCTGGATGTTCACAACTTGCTGGGCTGTGCGAACCTGAGCCGCGCCTTCAATGCCTTTCATAAACGAATCTGTCAGACTTAAGGTTAAGTGACATACGTCCATGCCGTTGTCTTTTGCCCACTGCACGAACTCTTTCCACCTTTGAAATTCAGATAGATTTGGGGCTCGAAAATTGCAGATCAAATTTTTGGGTTGAGAAGCTAAAGTGGTCTGATCCTGAGCCCCAGCCAAAAACAAGTCACCTATTCTGTTGCCTTGGGATCCATTGAACATTTTTGACAAACTAACATTACCACAACCTCATGCTCCACAAGAAAAAGATATTCTGGCGTAAGTTCTAACCATACTGGTTTTCCACATTTACTACAGACTTCCTTTTTGACGGGATACCGTGGAGGGCCAAGTGGCCACTCATCAACCAAGCAGACTATCCAGTCTATATTTTTCCTTTTTTCACTCATTTTTCAGCCTCCTTGAATTTGACGCCTTGGGCCAAACAGAAGTAGTTGCGGTCCGTATGCTTCTTGGCGATTAAGCCTTCTTTCACCAAATCGTTCAGAGCATTATTGACCTGTTGACTCATTACCGTCCACCGTTCCTCTTCGACAGCCTTAACAATTTCGCCGAGCTGACGCCAGCCATCCAACTTACCCTTTTTGGCAACTGCAAGAATCTTGCCTGGAACAGTCTCCGTGTTGAAAGTGACGAACTTCTCTGCAGAAGGCACGTCAACAATGGTTACAGTAGGCTGTAAACCAACAACTGAAACAGTGTTAGGAATAGTAGGGGCGGCCGCCCCTACTGCCTTTATTTCCATCAGAAACGTCTCTAGAGCTGCTCCGAAGGCTTTCAGAGGCTCAAGCTTTTCCAGTTCCTTTTCTAATGCAACCTTATCATCTTTTAACTGCGTAATAGTTTGCTGATACTCCTCAACATTCCATTGCTTCTTGATTTCGTCAACTTTCTGTAGGGCCTCACGAAATGCTTTCTGCCTCTCCTCCTCAATTTTGCCTTCAAATTCTCTCTTTAACTCGTTGAAGATTTCAGTTCGGATATCTGCAAACCGTTTTTCAAGCTGCTCATATTTTTCCTTCCAAACCGTTTCATCCACCTTCATTTTTGGCTTAAGAAAATTACTACGTACATACTCAGGCGACAACTCGCCCAAGGCTACTTTGCGCCCAACCTCTTCAGGCACACCAACGGGCAAAACGTAAACCTTCTTAACATCATTTCCAATAGCAGCGTAAAAGTGGCCCAAGGGTAACGTTTGAATTTCTTCGGCAGCAACCTTCATGCCCAGCAGCTGCTTAAGGATCCTCTCTACTTCATGGGCTTCTTTCATTCTGCCCATAAGCCAGTTGTCACATTGCCTCAGCGGGGTCTTGTCGATTCCGCCTATGTCCTGGCTGTCAAGCCACAAGTAATTGCCCAGGGCAGCACCTTTGCGAATAAACTGCTGTGCAACCCATTTGACAGGCGTCATTTTGCTTTGAGGAATCGTTTCCCAAGCTTCTGGAATAATAACAATCACATGGTCTAAGTTAACAAAGGCATATTCGATAGTGCTGGCTATTACGAGGTGCTGTGTTTCGAGGCGCATGCCGCAAAGGTCCATAACATTAACGCCCTCACTCAGCTCCAGCTTATCCGTAAAGACCCATTTCTCAAGTTCAGGAATCACAATCTCCAGGTAAGCGGCAAGTTTCTCATACACAGCCTTCATAAACTCGCGTTTACTCTCCCTCGCAAGCTCCAAGGCGGCTTTCTGAATTTCCTTGAGATCCTTATGTCCTTTACACACTTTCATTATTCCATAACGCATGCCCGGTTCATACTTCACCTTTTCACCGAGAGCAACATTCACCAAACCTTCAACGAACTGCCAATCCGCCCGGGGCTTATAGTAAGGCGTAACAAGATTGTACCTGGTAAAACCCGCTTCACCACGCTTCGTAATGAAAGCAATAGCCCTAAGCAGAGAACGACTAATCAAAGCCTCAAGAGCAGTCGTTTTTCCAGATAGCTGAGTCATACCGAAAATAGCCAAATGATGCAAAGGCACAAAGACATGCTCGCCAGAACCAACCTCATAGCCCAACAGAATTTTATCCGTCAAGCCCTAGCCTCCAACAAACTGTAAACCGGACCTAACACAAGCAAGGCTAACGGAACATGCCTAGATGGCTTGGAAGCTTCTAAGCGAACAACCTGATTAGCCCTGAAGCCAAGCAAAGCCAAGTCTTTCTGACAGAAACGGCAAACCTTCAAAACCCTGTCTTGACTGCCAAAAGACACAGCATAATCAGCCTCATGGCCTGTCACGGGGAAACAGAGCCTACACTTGGACATTTACACGCAAACCTCCAAAAACTTAACCAGCCAAAATAGAATAGAAAAAGAGGGGATTGTGCGGGAGACATCTCCACTGCTAGCTATAT